TGATAGACACAGACAAACCTGTATCCGCAAAACTTGTCGTAGAATTTGATACCGCAGTAGTAAGTCTGCCCTCAACAACCTGCAACACAGATCCACTAGGAAGCTGAAGGTTAGGCGCACTGATCTTACTCTGGAGATTCGGGGCGATGTTGTCTACATAGAGTGTTGTCATCCTGCGATCTCCATTGCACAAATTGATGATGCCGCACCATTTACCTGCGCTCTTACTACGTCATTGTTACTTGAAGCTTTAAACTCTACATAATATGTACACTGGCTTGTTGTAGAAGGTGAATCATAATAGGTAAACCCTGTGCCTCCAATGCCGATTGAAGATGTGTTCGCCGTATACAAAGCCCCATCTGTAAACTTATCTAAATCAACAACTGTCCCACCAATGTCTCTTACTAAAAACGATTGCATATATACGTCGCTTGTTTGTTTTAACAGTCCGTTGTGATTGACAATTATCAATATTTTATTAGAAGTAGAGCTAGGAGTAATATCAACAGTCAACCCAGATGCAATTCGTGTTGTGCTACTGCGATCCACTTGCGTGTCGTAAATCTGATGAAATACCTGCAACACCGTACCCGCAGGAGGAGTCCACGCATCAATGTCCAACGTCTGCCCAGACGGGATAATCACCTTGTTCGCATTGGCCCCGCTAGTTGGCCCTTTGAGTGTTTGTACTATGAGTTCACTTGCCATATCAGAGTACCGTCAGAGTCCCGTTTACTGTGATTGTTTGATTGACCGTCACAGGCCCGACAATAGCCGCATTGTCGCCGCTAGGGATTGTAATGGCTGTGTCAACGCTGTTGTCATTAGAGAAGTAACCTAGTTCCATTTTATTGTCTGGAGCTTGAATACCTGTCGTACCGTTAATCGTTACTGCCATCTTACACCACCACCCATCTTGATCCTGTTGGTACTGTGACTGTGTAGCCTGTATCAATCGTGATTGGCCCTGCACTTACCATGTTGTTACCTGAAGTTATTGTGTAGTTTTCTGCTACTGTAACTTGATTCTCCCAACCTACAACGGCTGTGTTGCCACCTGCTGTACCCGGCTCAAACGATGATGTGCCTGAGTTGTACACGATGGTCTGACCGTTAGTAATGCCAGAGGTTGATACGTCTGTAAGGTCATTGAGAGCCGCTACAGTAGATGCATCAGCAAACGACAGTGTACCTGCGCCGTTAGTTGTCAGTACCTGACCGTTAGTACCATCAGTTACATTGATCTCTGTGATACCTACAGAGTTAGCGGCAATAGATGTGAGATAAGACTGGAGGTCACTAATCTGGCTCTCTGTGATCGACAGTGCCGCCTGATGTTGTGTAACAGAAGACTGTGTGATGTTAGCGTCTGGTACGTTAGCCCAAGTGACCGCTGTTGATAAATCGTTAGTCTCTGTGAAGCTAGTCAGATAGCCTGCTGTACTGTGATCGCCCCAACCGTATGCTGTGTCCCACTGTGTTTGTTTTGCAGTAGTAGGAATTGCATAGCCTGTGTCGTATGCAAACGCAAGAGTACCTGATGATGTAATAGGGCTACCGCTTATTGTAAGGCCCGTAGGGACGGTTGCGGCTACACTGGTTACCGTACCACTACCTGTACCATCAGCACCTCTTAGATCGCCTGTAACAAAGCCTAAGCCATCATCTGATGTAAATGTAACAACACCAGTGGATGCATTGTAACTACCGCCTGTAAAGCCATCACCTTGTGGCCCTTGTGGGCCTGTAGCTCCAGTGGCTCCTGTGGCTCCGGTAGCACCTGTGGCTCCAGTAGCTCCGGTAGCTCCAGTGGCTCCTGTAGGGATTCCAAAAGCAATAGAAGGATCGCCACTAACGTAAGTGACTGTTGCACTGGCCCCTTCTGCAAGGTCAGTTGCGGATACTGTGAGAGTGTTGCCAAAGTCTAGTGTAGCATCTCTGGCGGCTTCTGCGGCGGCTTGGGCGGCTTCTGCTTCATCTGCTGAAGCGGCGGCGGCTACGGCCTGTGCTGTTACTTCAGTAACCGTAGCGTCAGTTGTAGAATCACCTGCACCACCAATACCACGAAAGATAGCCATTACACTCTCCAGTTAGAAATAAGAAAGGGGGTCATTGCGACCCCCTAGATTGCTTAGGCGTTGAAGATCAAAGCTAAAGCAGACTCAGGACGTAACACCTTGACACCGTAGAGAGTGTCTGCAGTGAACAAGTCACCAAGGTATTCTTGCTTGTACTGAGTTTGAGTACGCACACCCATTTGCTCTGCAAATACCGCAAAGTCTTTATGACCCAGGATACCTGCTTTCAAGTCACCACCGGCGGCGTTGTTAGCCGCAGTTTCAATGACAGGGCAGTTTGTAGAAACATAAATTTGGATACCGTAAAGGCTACCAATGTTTCCGTTAACTGTAGGTGTACCAGACACAAAGTCTGAAGAGTTGTAACGAGTGATACCACGAATGGTTTCAACAACTGATGGAGGAACAACAAGGAAGCGTCCGTCCATAGGAACGTCAGCATCATCAAGTTCTTTGATTGCGGCACGGAAGCCATCATCAGAGAATACATCAGCCGCCGCTACAGTGTCAACAGCATAAGCTGTTAAGTCTGTAGATGCATCCATGTAGTATGCATTGCTGTGAACCCAGTCTGCACCATCAGAGTCACCCAAAGACTTACCCAATGCAAACAGATCAGTATCAACCTGCTTTGCAAGAGCATAGCCTGCATCTTGAGTGTAGAACTGACGCAGTGAGGCAAGAGCCTGTACGTCTGTAATGTCTTCAATGAGACGTGAGTATTCGTAGTGTTGATCTACGCTTACTTGTACTTCTGACTCAGTAGCCGCAATCAGTGTTACCTGAGTTTCAGCAGACTTAGCAGATGCACTGCCACGAGTAGGCTTAGGGATGTGAATAGTATCACCCTTCTTGCCCGTCATTGGCATACGGTTTACAAGATTAGCAAGTACGAGTGAGTTCTCGTATGCCGCGATAATTTCATCAGACCAGATTTCTGGGATGAAAGTTGCACCAGTAGTATTGGTGACATGGTTAGTACCAAGTGCCATGATTCTAGCTCCTTAACGCTATTTGACACGACCCTCTGCGTAAGCCGCCATAATTTCTGGCTGTAGCTGTTGATAACGCTTTGGATCATCTTTCATAAGTTTAATAATATCAGCACGACGATAGACTTTTCGACTAGGGGCTTCCCCGCTACCAGATGCACCGCCTGTTGAAGCCGCTTTCAGTTGACGCTTACGGTCTTCTTCCTGCACTTTAGCTGTTTCTACCACCATGTTTTGACGTTCTTTCCACGTAGTGATTAGTTCGTCTGCGCTGTCAAAATCAAATTGTTTATCCGCACGTTCATATAATTCTGCACGTACCTTTGATTTTCCTACCCAATCCTGGAACTTGTCGTCTTGGACGATTTGTATAAAGTCTGGGTGACTGCTTTGCAACTTGGCTAAGATTTGCTGTTGCTTCATAGCCATTGTCGTTTCCTCTGCTTGTTTAAGCGTTGGATGATTTTCAATGGCTTTGGCTATTGCTTTTTCTGGTTCGGAGAAAAAGTCAATTTCTTCGTCTTGTTGTTGTTGTGGGCGACTGGCCGCTTCAATCTGTGACTTAACGAAATCATCGACAATCTTGCGTAGTTCACCTACTTCTGAGCTTTGACGGCCTAGTAGCTTTTCAGCTTCCTGATGCATCTGGACAATATCTTTTAATTCCTTGCCTCGATACTTTTCAGGTATGTCGTCTTCGACTTCAGGTTGTGGGGTTGGCTCTTCGGGAGCTTCCTCTACCTGTTCTTGTTGCTCATCTAAAGTAGCAAACTCTTCGCTTTCTTGTTGATCTTCGGGTACACGATCAATTAGTTGTGCCATATTCTTAAACTCCGTGCCGTAGCATTATGGATAAATTTTTACTTGGCGGCTCTCTCGTGATCCCTTGCCCACCGATCATCAGCATCGGGCCAACCCGTGCCAACAAAATGTGAAGATACACTTGAGATTATCCGCTGTGCGGTGTCCCCACATTCCGGACAAGTAGCAAACGCATCAGAGCTATCTACCCATTGTTCTTCAATGTGTGAACATTTTGTACACTTGAAATCAAAGCGTCTAATCATCAGACGCCTCCATATCAAATGCGTTTTTTATTCCTGCTTCAAAGTGAACTACATTTAACAATGTGTGTCTTCTACCTTGGAGAAGGAATAATTCTCTTTGATCTTTGATCTCATCAATGTTATGAGACTCTAAAGATTCTTTACTTTCTTGTACAAATTGTTTCCACCCTGGATGGAGAAACAAGTCAAGATAGTTTTCATAATACACTTCATCTTCTTTGGTCAAAGCATTCTCCTTATGTTCGGTGCTTTGAATATACTAAATATTATAGCATACTTTTTAGAAAATGTCAAGCCTCTGCAGGCTCTTTCGTTATTGTTTTCTTTGGTGTTGGCTTTGATCCTGCTTGTTCAAGCTTAGTTAGTCTCTCGTCCAACTTAGCAAGAATGGCATTCACTTGTGTTAGAATGTTATCCACGTCTTGTTTTGTTACCATATTATCCTCTCATTTGCATTTCAACAATGTCTTCTTTCGTTTCAATGTCGCGTTGCTTTAATGCTAGCTCTGCTAGTTTAGCTCTGCGTTCAAAGTCTTTTGTTTCTGCATCTGGCCCAATATTCTTGAGCAATGCTTCTAGTCGTTTAGTTTCGCTATCCTCTGGTAGCAGTTGTGTCTCCACTTGATTCTGTTGTACACGAGAAACAATCTCTGCTGTTTGAGCTTGGATGTTCTCAACTGTAGCTTGCTTCTGAGCCATCTCCATTTCCATAGCCATCTGCTGTACTTGCTGTTGCTGTGGGTTAGGTTGATTAGCCTGACGCAATCCTGCAATAACTTCTTCTCGATTGGACAAATTCATGTTATCAACAATAGATTCAATAAGCATTGGATACATTGGAGATTCAGGACTCATTGTTTGCAGAAGCTGTACAAGCTGTGTCACTTCATACTCACGAGCAATAATACCAAGTGAGCTTGAAGGTACAAACTTAAAGTCTTGTGCAGGGTAACGTTCTGGATCAAACTGCATATAACGATGTGCAATCTTTGTTACCATCGGTAGTAGGAATGCTTCTTGGAAGTTAATCAAAGTACGTTTGTGACGTTTGATAATAGCACCTAACGACATGCTAATACCTGCCGCCGTGCTGTCTCCGTTAATAGAACCTGGAATACCTGCGGCATCAATTGCCCCAGTAGCCATCTGTACCATTCGTTGCAACTCTGCACCTTGATTAAACGTGACAGCATCAAGCTTACCAAAGTTAAGAGGCTGTAAGATTTCTGCAGGATTACCATTAGTCAGAATTGTCTTACCTGCTCTTACTTCCATCTTAGCACCACGAGGAAGCCTAGAAGCGTCTACAGCCATCATTGGATGTACAGTAAGTGCTAAGGCATCAATGCGAGCACGTAGTTCTGTATCAAGAGCTTTCTGTGCGTTGTATCCTTTTTCACAGATACCACGTCCCCAGAACCTACCAGGTACAACATCCCACGGGAATGCAACAACTGGGCGATCCTGCATCATGTATGGATTCATTTCAGCTTTGAGAATCACGCTTTCATTTGCAATGACAACCATTGCTTCAACATACTCTGTTGTTGCTTCATCGTCTTCAGGTTCATCAGTGCGATGCTCATTAAACAAATGACGAGGAACTAATCCATAATACTTTGTTAGACGTACTTTGTCATCTGTGTACATTGTGAGTTCTTGATCAGGCTCTAGGTCACTATCAACAGCAAACGTTTCAACAGAAACATCAGCATTGTAGATTCCTGCCTCCTGTGCCATAGTAACTTGATGTAGTGGCACATACTCATCAATCGCTACACCTAATGCATCTTCAATGTTTGTAGCCACAGGATCAATCAAAAAGTTTTGTGGCATTACAGGCCGTAGTTTAAATACTGTACGAGGCTTTGCCATAACACCAACAGCCTGCATATCTCCGTCCATCACAGGCTGTGTAGCAGGAGTAAACTCAATCTGTTCTTCAGCAATAATCTCGCCAATACCTGTACCAAAGATTGCAGAGTTAAGAATACATTCTGCAATAGACTTACGTGCTGAAACAAACTTTAAGTCTTGATCAAGGTTTTGTCTAATAAACTGGACATCGGCATTGTCTTGATCCATCACATCATCTTTGATGTCAAACCACTTTCCACGTCCAAATGTAGCTTCCTCAACTTCTGCTACAGCAGACTCAACTGCTTGTTGGAGAGCAGGACTAATTAACTTTGATCGTTCGCTGTGACGCAGGCTATCTTCCTTAGCCCAAATACCACGCCATAGTCTGTAGTATTCATCAAAGTTTTCTTGGTAGTTGGATTCAAAGTGATCACGCCACTGTTGGCACTTGTTAACTACCCAAGACTCTAAGCCTTGTTCGTTTTTAAAATCTTCGTATTCCATGTTAGTATCCTGCTACGGGGTCTAAAAATTCAAAGTCATCTTCTTCAAAGTCATAATGGTAAGCAACCTTAGCCATTTGATCTATGTACGCTAACGCATCAACTAAGTCATCATGCACCAACGTATTAGGGAATTGGAACAGTTCGTCTAAGAATTGTGCATTCCACGCTCCTTCATTTAAAACTATCTGTCCATGTTCAAAGCGTCCTTGCAATGCCCAAACAACACGATCAGTTTTCTTTTTATTACCGTGTGTAAGTTCTTCTACTCTGAAGAATCTTTGATTTGATTTCATAATATCTGTTAAGTACGGAAGCACTGCATTCTTCAACGCTCCTTTTTCAATCCCAACAGCTACAGGTTTGTAGTGGGCAACAGCATCAAAGATTTTTCTTGCTGTCTTCTTAACATCCCAACGTCCATGTACAATGTCTGCAACCCACCATCCATCTTCATTGGCTTTGACAACAGCAATAGCCGTTTGGTCTAGTCCTTTATTCTTAGACTTCGTTGCATGTTCAACATCCGCAAAGCCTGCCAAGTCCACTGCAATATAATAATCGCCAAACTCAGGCTCTTCATTATCAAACTGTACCCAGTCTTCTTTAAAAATTTCACTACCAGATGCTTCAAAGCTTGCAAGGAATTCCTGTCTGAACGCATAGCTCGACATGGATTTTTTAGCTGTATCAATCTCGTCTGGATCAAGAAGCGGATTGTCATAAGATGTGAAGTGCCATGCTTTATAGCTTTCATCATCTCCCATATCAGCGTATGTATATAGCTCATAGAAGTGGTTACGCCCCATTGGTGTTCCAATAAATAAGGCTTCACCCTTTTGGTCAGCAAGCGCAGGACGTAGGATAGTTTCCCAAACACTGGGCTTCATATCCGCATACTCGTCCATAACAAGGAACTTCAGGGAGACACCACGCATTGTCTCTGGCCTGTCAGCACCTTTTAAACTAATTGTTGTACCATTAATCAAAGTAATTTGGAGATTGTTAATATGACTCCCTTTGATTACTGGATGTGCAATTTCTAACAAGGTGCTCCACATAATATCCCGTGCTTGTCCCTGGGTAGGGGCTACATAGAATACATGACCACGTTCTGTTTGCAGAGCATAGATTACTAACAACCAAGCCGCTAGCCTTGATTTACCTGTTCGTCGGCCTGCGGCTACAATTTTAAATCGTGTTGGATCTGAGAATACTTCCTGTTGCCACGGAAGCAGTTGAACATTAAGCTCCACCGAATAACTCTACATCACCTTGCAATAAATCTCTTGAGGCTACCATTTGCTCTGGTTGTGTTGATGCTTTTGGAATCCGAATATACTCACCTGCTTTAATTTTATTAGCATTTGTAATATTATTAAAAGCCATCAACTCTTCTACACTAACACCTGTATCTTTAGAAATTTTAGACAGGGTATCGCCTCTTTTAATTTGACGACCTAACAGTTCATCTTTGTGGCCCATATATAAACGAATAGTGTTGCCTGAGCTTTCATCTTCAGTTTCAGTCATTACTTTACCTGCAACTTTTCTAACATCACTATACAGGTCTGATCCTTTATTAGATCCACTTTTAGAAAAATTATATTTGTCTGTAAAGTAAACTTCGCCATCGTCTGTAATTTCAATTGAACCACGTCCAACAGATGTTGCCGCTACTAACTGTGGGTTAGCAGGAAGCATTTTAAAAAACTCTCCACCTTTGCGAGCTTCATCACTTCTAACAAACCTGCCAACGTCTGTTCCATCTTCTAGTGGTGCATAATCTTCGTACTCTGTTCCACGTCTTCCTTTCTTCAAAGCATTGACAACAGATGTTCTAATTGCATCAACAACAGGAGCTTCAAAGTCTTCATTTGTTTGAGTGAAATCTACACCTGTCACAGTGTTTGCAAGACCTTTACCAAATTGTTCTACAGAATCTGTCCCTAAAAAATTTACAATTTCAGATAAACTTAGATTAGAAAACTCATCATACACTCTTGGTACAATATCAAGACCTTTTTTACCTAATGATAAATATTTATTAACTGTATCACCCACGCATTATCTCCACTAGCTCTTTACTACGCAGTCCTACCTGCAAGTACCACTTACTATCCATCATCTCTATAGCGGCTTTAGGATAGTTGCCCTCATTTACAGCAGTCGTCATGTTCTTAAACTTTGATAAACGATTGCGTCCAAGATTAAACGCCATGTTTACTAACACACGTTTAACATGATCAGGATGAGATTCAAAGTTTAGAAACAACGCACAACAGTCTGTCACTGCAGTATCAAAGTCTGCTTCAAACCACTTATCTACCAGTGCTGATGGTAGTTCATCACCAACTTCATAGTTGTCTTCAGTGATAAGATGTCCAATACCACCCGTAGGTAGTCCTAAATGATCCAAGTACACTTCAAAGCGTATGCCTTCATGCTTCATCAAGTCTGTTTTGATTTGATTCTTTAGCTCTTCACTCAGAGACATCAGTATACTCCGCATCTATTGGCTCTTCACTACCAACAATCGTAGTGTCACCGCCTACACCAGTGATTGTAATGGACACTTGCGAACGTCCACCGCCATTCTTATCCTTATCAAAGTAAGATAGAGGTAGTATTCTATCCATACACATCTTCAGTGCCGCCATCTGACCAGGATGCTCATCATTCTGAGCAATTTGTATCACCTTGTTAATGACTTTGTCGCCAGAAGTAGCTAACAGTCGAGCTTTGAATTCATTAATCCTAGCGGCATCACCGGGTGGCCTACCTCTAACACCTCTATTACCTTTCTTTTTAGCTTCAATGTCAGATTTCTTTGGGCGACCACGCTTTACAGGCGTAGTGTTGTCCGTCATACTAGAAAATCCTACGTTAATTTCCATATAGTATAGCATAAAATGTAAGTAAAGTCAAGTGTTGCTAACAGATTCCTTTTTAGATGTTACAATATAACGTTTTATTTAAAATGAAAGATGTACAATTTCTGTACAGATATTAAATAGTTAGATAGTTTACACAGATCAAAGGATTGTCAAGACTTTTTAGTCAATTTAGTTCTTTTTTGTGTCTGTGTAGGTACTGTATAGACTGCGATGGCTCGGCAGCCCCCCGGTGGGGTGCTCTGTAGCCACACCAGGTTGACTCAGATCTTTGAAGGAAAGTCAAGACTCATTATACTTTGGTCTATATAGACTAAGGTAGCATTGAAGTGTGAGTGTCTATGTAGTACCCTATAGGGTTAAAAAGTTTAAGGCATACTACTAAAGTCTATACTACTAAGGTCTATTATACTTTAGTCTATTATACTAATGTCTAATACCCAGGTGAATCGAGACGTGGTAGTCAAGACTATTCATATGTTTTAGGTGATGATGTTATACTAAAGTCTATGATACCTATGTCTAATACCATTGGTGCGTTGCACAATATACTATGGCAATTGTCGATAGAGACAAGCATTCAAACAGTGATGGATAAACACGAACAAACCCAAGTAGAATGCGAGTCAGTGAAACTCATTAGGCATAGAGTCAAAAAAGTTTTACATTAGGTATTGACAATTGAATACGAACATGCATAATAGAATACAACAAGGCGCACAGTTTGGGTGTTGGCTACTACGAAGTGTAGACTGTGCTTGGCAACATAGACAATAAAAGACCCACTTCTTGGCAACGTGCAGAAGTCAGTGACTGCCACCATTGTAAGCCGCATTCGTGCGCCTGTGGGCGTGGACACATAATAGTATGCATCCGAATCTGTCTAGTTAAATTGTCCTAGCTAGCAAGCAATTGGTACTACGGACTAGAAACTTTATCTCTCACATGTTGCATTGACAGTTGACATCAGCAAAATCCAGGTTTTGTTGGTGTCAGCACTCAATGTAACAAAGGAGACTAAAATGGATATTCAAGACAGCATAGACTTTGATGCACGTTGGGAATCTTCAGACGAGTACACAGTGTTCGTTGGTGGTACTGAAGTGATCAATTATTACACTTCAGAACGCCATGCAGAAAAGATTGCGAGTGTCTGGAAACAGGCAGGGTACGATGATGTCAAGGTAGTGAATACTTGGACAATAGAAAACAGTTGACTTGATAGATGACATTGGTTACAGTGTCATCACTCAAGACAATTAAGTCTTGGTCTAGCTAAACAGTGAGAGGTTAATAGCTATGAAAATTGCAACAGCAAAGTCTACATCATGGGTTCGTTGGTCAGCACTACGCACTGCAAAGTTACATGGACGCAAGTTCTTCAACATTGCAGGTGTTCGTGGATTCGTTGCACTGCGTAAGTACAAGAGTCGTGGCGTTGGTATTCAAACATCACCACTCACAAAGCAGGTGCATCTTGGCCGGTTGACAATTGGTGTCGGCAAGTATAACTTTGCATAGTGTACTGCCATAGGGCATTCGTGAGAGTGTCCTATATCGGTAACACTACCGACTACATAGAGAGGTAAAGCAGATGAGTAAAGAAAACATCTTGACAATCTTCAACCTGGCTACTCCAGAAGAGATTGAACATGGCATTACATGGTATGCTACTGCACACTGTGAATGTCTCTCTATCTCTGAAGACCTAGATATTCCACTCAACGTAGTGGTTGGTGTAGTTGCGGCACTGTCCCCAAATAACAAGTGGGACAGAAACATTGTAAATGCTCGTGACCTATGCACTGCATACATTGATGGTGCTAGCATGGAGTCGGTGAAGGTATCAACATACGGTAAGATGAAAGAGAAAGCATGGTCTATCTTGGAGTCTATGCCTAGCTATGATGATACAGTAAAGATCCTGAATGGTCAGAAGATTGTTTGTTTCTTTCAGAACATCATGGGTGAGAATACATGCACTGTTGATGGTCATGCATACAACATCTATCATGCGAGTCGTCAAAGCTTGACTGGTAGCATATCAATCGGTAAGATAGAGTATCACCTGATACAGGATGCCTATCGTTCGGCAGGTAATTCGGTGCAGGTGCATGGCCGTGAATTGATGGCCTATGAAATGCAAGCCATCACATGGGTGACATGGCGTAGAATACATAACATCAAGTGAGGTAGTTATGCGAGTGTTAGTGGCGTGTGAGTATAGTGGTAAAGTTCGTAGAGCATTTAGGAAACGTGGACATGATGCGTGGAGTTGTGATCTACTACCTGCTGATGATGGAAGTCAGTATCACATTCAAGGTGATGTGATGTACATCATCAACGAAGGGTGGGATCTACTGATCGGTCATCCTCCATGTACATACCTGTGTAACAGTGGTGTCTCATGGTTGCACAAACAGGAAGGTAGATGGGACAAGATGCGCGATGGTGCAGAGTTCTTCAGTCTCCTATGGCAATCGGACGTACCCAGGATTGCAATTGAAAATCCAATCATGCATAAGTATGCCAAAGAAATTATTGGTGCTGAACAAACACAAACTGTTCAGCCGTGGATGTTTGGTCATGCTGAGAGTAAGGCTACATGCTTGTGGTTGAAGGGACTCGATCCTTTGATTGAGACTAACAACGTCAAAGACGAGTGGAAGTCTCTGCCCAAGAAAGAAGCACAACGACTGCACATGCTACCACCCAGTAAAGACAGGTGGAAACTACGCAGTGAGACATACCAAGGTATTGCTGATGCAATGGCAGAACAGTGGGGATAGACAATGACATACCAAGAGATACGGGATCTGTACGACAGTAATCCAAACATGACACTCTACCAACTGAGTAGGTGGACAGGCAAGACAATTGCAGAGTTGAAACAAATACTCATGTCATAGGGGATAGATGATGGTAGAGTACAATCCACTCTACATCTTCTCAAAGATACCGAACACAGATGAAGGTAGAGAATTTGTAGATAGCATGCGTAAGCACTTGAATCGGAACAGATACAAGATGCGTGTCAGAGGAACTGGATTGGTTGATGGTGCTGATTGGAGACGACACCAGTATGGTGCTCCACTGAGTAAGTCAACACATCTTAGAGTGTACATTGAGGAGAAGTGATGAAGTACAAAGTGACGACAACAGCAACAGCAGTGTGGCACATCTATGTTGATGCTGATAGTGAGGAACAAGCCAAGAACAAAGTGTTTGAGGGTGAGTATGATGAGAAGTACGACAAGGTAGTGACGTACATCAATGAGGAAGTACATGAGGTACAGTGTGTACCAACTGAGGAGTGAGCATGACAGTAGATAGTCAAACAGGATGTGATGATCAGTACGATGAAGCTATCAAGTTTTGTATCAACGAAATCATTGAAGAGATTCATCGGATCAAAGAGCTAGACCACTACGCAGTAGGTGATGTCTACGAACTAATATTCAAACAGAACGTAGAATCCAGGTATCAAGAATACTTGGACAGTCTGAAGGTATAACATGGACGCAGTGACATTCGTAAAATTCTATGCTGTCGCCAGTGTGATGTTGTTTATTTACTACTACGTCAAGGAGCATAACAAATGAGATGTAAAGCATGTAACACAGAGTTGAATGCGTTTGAATCAACACGCAAAGGCTTTGAGTCTGGAGAGTATATTGACTTGTGTAATTCCTGCTTTAGTACAGTGGCAGAAGACTTCAATGTCACTGAACGTGAAGACCTGAAGCACATCAATGATGAAATAGTTATTGACAAATTAGACTGATGTGGTATAATAACTATATAGATACATAGCTAGATAGCTATAGAGCTTAATCAAAGTGTTTAATATATACTTTACTTTGATTACTAAATAGCTACATAGCTTTAGAGAAGGGGATAACAGTGAAAATTATTGGATGGATCACCATGTACGTTGATGGCTCTTCTGTTGGAGAGTGTAGCCCAGTGTACGATATGAAGGAGTGGCTCGATGGACTTGTTTGAGGTGGCTAGAGAACTACGTAAGCACGAATCTCTGACGTTCTGTTCGGACTACATCAGGGAGCATGGCTTGGAACAATTGTTGGATGCGTTGATGGACTACAGTCCTCATCCTGCTATCCCACTACTCAAAGTACATGCGAAAGAATTAGACACATACGAATGGAGACAGTGAGATGACAGATAAAAACATTTACACATTGGAAGACTTCACCGAATACCTAGCTGAGTTGCCTCTTGGTACAGAGCATGTAAAGAAACTCACAGACTATGCTGAGTTGAAACAAAAACAATTAGAGTTTACACAATCTAGGCTTCATGTTGCAAGTCAAATCATTGGTGCTGATGTCATTACGGATTACATGAACGAATGAGTATCTATCCAGAACTAGACAACATCTCCACCATCATCCTGGTGAGGGAACTTGACAGACGACTGTACGACTATCAGGTAGTACCAAAGACACGGGATGATTTCTTTGAGACAGTACATCAGCATGAGGACATCGACTGCATTGATCTTTTGAAAGTAACACTTGACAACCTACTGGGTGCATATGCTACAATAGTAGTGAATCGTGTAATCAACAGAGATGAGGAAAAAGAATGACATGGGAAGCCACCCATCAGCCCTGCCCAAAGTGCGACAGCAGTGATGCATACTCTGTGAGTCGCAATGAAGCAGGAGAACTGTGGGGAAAATGTTTTAGCTGTGATGCAAACGTGCCTGTAGAAACACACTCTCTAACGGGTAGTGACATGCAACACAATAGGGTAGTATCAATCAAGCAACGATCGTCCGATACAGGGCAGTACAGTGCGTCTGAGGGGCTATCCTACAGGGAAATGCCCAAGAGAAAACTCAACATCACCACACTAGAGAAGTATGGTGTTGGATTTAGGGGCAGAGATATTGTGTTCCCTTATGGCAACGACACTGCCGCAAAGGTACGCATCAACGGAGAGAAACAATTTAAAACAGAAGGGGAATGGAACGACACACCATTCCTGTTTGGCCAGGAACGATTCAATGCAGGAGGTAAACGTATCCTCGTGGTGGAGGGAGAGTTTGATGCACTGGCCGCATACCAAATGCTAGGCAACAAGTATCCTGTCGTCTCAGTACGCAATGGTGCTAGCTCTGCACTCAAAGACTGCAAGAATAATTATGAATGGCTTGACAGTTTTGAGTCTATCATTTTCAACTTTGATAACGATGATGCGGGACAGGAGGCACAGGCAAAGTGTGCAGAACTATTCGCACACAAGTCCAAGGTGATGACACCAATCAACGGACTCAAGGATGCATGCGACTACCTGCACGGACGTACCAAGGAGTACAACGATACCTACTGGGACTCACAGAAGTGGACACCACAGGGGATTGTTGCAGGCAGTAGTATGTATGATGCAGTGATGAAGCCACTGGAGAAGGCAGACTGCATGTACCCGTATGAAGGCTTGAACAAGATGACATACGGACTACGCAAGGGAGAGATGGTGACAGTGACAGCAGGCAGTGGGCTAGGTAAGTCCCAGTTTCTGCGAGAGATTGTGTGGCATCTGCTGAATAACACAGAAGCCAATGTCGGCCTGATGTTTCTTGAGGAGAGTGTTCGTAAGACGGGCTTGTCACTCATGTCACTAGCCGCAAACAAACCACTACACCTGCCCGACTGCAACGCAACACAACAGGAGAAGGATGATGCCTTTACACAAACCTTGGGTACTGACAGGTTATATCTGTTTGACCACTTTGGTAGCAGTGATGTCGATAACATTGTTAATCGAGTCCGTTATCTCAGTAAAGCAGTTGGTTGTGATTACATTTTTGTGGATCACATCAGTATTATTGTGTCAGCACAGTCTAACGGGGATGAACGCAAAGCAATAGACGAGATCATGACAAAGCTCCGTATGCTTGTACAGGAGACAGGCATTGCTTTGATTGTTGTGTCACACCTCAAACGTCCTGAATCAAAGGGACATGAAGAAGGTGCGGCCACTAGCCTGGCTCAACTCCGTGGCTCTGGATCTATCGCACAACTCAGCGATATGGTGATAGGCTTGGAACGTAATGGACAGGCTGACGATGAACGTGTACGCAACACAACACAGGTGAGGGTGTTAAAGAATAGATTCTGTGGAATCACTGGCCCTGCTTGTGACCTCCTCTACTCAATGAGGACAGGACGCATGACAGAGGTTGATGATGAGCAGGACTTTGATGAGGACGTAGCACTATGACAATTCATGTAGAGCATAGAAAACAAAAACCTAAACGTGCTGACTTTAGATGGGAAGGGAAGAGATACTGGATATCTGCGTGTGACTACTGGTCTTTATGGGATGGAGAGTATGATGAGTTTGTCACATTCACAGTTAAAGACTACGAAACGGATGAAGAATACTACGGCCCAGAAAATGATGACAAAAAATTTGAAGAATTTCAAGAGAAGTCTTATCGCGCAGGTCATCGGGTTTTACCAGTAGATCCTTACAATTTTCCTAGCACATGGTGATACTATGCAAATCACTTTATTTGAAGAAGATGATATTGTATCTGGTATTCCTGAAGGTATTGAGTGCAAGGACTGCGGAGTATTCCAACCTGTGTCACAGTTTCAGGTGATGCAGTCTGGAGAGATTAAAAGAAAGTGCAGGACATGCTCAAGGGATCAAGCACAAACTGTAGCCAGGTTGCGTAAGGAAAACCCATACCCTGATGAGCACTATGAGTGTCCGATCTGTACAAGAAAGATGCAAGAAATATCAAAGCATGGACAACAAAAACTACAGGTGTGGGTACTTGATCACTGCCATGATACGGAAACATTCAGAGGATGGGTGTGCTTTAATTGCAACACAGGGTTGGGTGGATTCAAAGATAACTTGACAATCACTCAGAATGCTGTAGAATATTTAGCACAACATAAAATGAAGGTGAATAATGAAACGTCTAATACTGGACATCGAGACAAACCGGAGTCACAACACCATCTGGATAGTTGTAACTAAGGATGTTGATACAGGAGAGATAGTATGTCATACAGATCCATCAACCCTAGCTCCGTTGGTAAAGGAGTACGATCAAATCATCGGACACAACTTAATTGGTTTCGACGCGCCAGTGTTGCGGACAGTGTGGAACATTGGGATCAAGAAGTCGAGTGCGGTAGACACATTGATTCTTTCAAGACTTTTGAATCCACAGCTAGAAGGAGGACACAGCCTCAAGGCATGGGGCAGGAGACTATCTAACAACAAGATTGACTTTGACTTTGAGGACTTTGATAATGGCCTTACTCAAGAGATGCAAGACTATTGTATCCAAGACGTTAAGCTTACACGGGATTTGTATCTCCACCTTATGGGCGAGCTTGACCAATGGTCTGATGCCACGCAGAGTATACTACTGGAGCACGACATCGCAGTGTTATGCAGACAGCAGGAACGCAACGGGTTTAAACTCAATGTACCTGCGGCTATCTCTCTACGCAATGAGCTTACAGATCAGATGGATTATATTGAAGCTAACGTGCAGAGTGTATTTCCTCCGATTGTTGAAGAACGTTGGTCTGAGAAAACAGGCAAGCAACTGAAGGACAAGGTGACAGTGTTCAACCTAGCATCACGCAAGCAGATTGCTGATAGACTACAGACCCTAGGTTGGAAGCCATCAAAGCACACAGAGAAGGGACAACCTATTGTAGATGAAGGCACACTGGAGAACATCGAGATACCAGAAGCACAGATGATTGCAGAGTATCTAATGATGCAGAAACGTGTCGGTTTGATCGACTCATGGTTGAAACATGTCGATGAAAACACAGATCGTGTACATGGTGCGATCATTACTAACGGTGCTGTCACTGGACGTATGACACACCATAGTCCCAACATGGGACAGATACCTAGTGTTAACAAACCATATGGTGAACGTATTCGTAGCCTTTGGACTGTTGATCGTGGTCATGTTCTGGTGGGTACTGACTTAAGTGGGATCGAGCTACGATGTTTGGCTCACTACATGCAAGACCCTGAGTGGCAGGAGGAATTATTGAATGGAGATATCCATCAGAAGAACGCAGATGCCGCAGGCATTACGAGACCGCAGGCTAAGACTCTCATCTATGCAACCCTTTACGGCGCGGGAGCCGCAAAGATTGGTAGTATTGTCGGCGGAGGTGCGCGTGAAGGGCAAGAGGTCTTGTCGCGCTTTTATGCTAACACCCCTGCATTATCAAGACTTATGGAAAAAGTTAAGAAAGTGGCAAGCAAAGGGTACGTACCTGGGTTGGATGGTAGAAGAATCATTGTTAGATCTGAGCATGCCGCACTCAACAGCCTCCTTCAAGGTTGTGGGGCTATTATTGCAAAGCAGTGGTGTATTGAAGCACACAAACAATTCAAGCGACTTTGCGTACCTGTGCGGCAAGTTGCATTTGTACATGATGAAATTCAAATTGAAACAGAGGAGAAGTATGGTGAACAGGTTGCACAAATCATATGCGAGTCTGCCTCACAAGCAGGGATTACCTTGGGCTTTCGTTGCCCAGTAGATGCCGAATCAAAAATAGGAAAAAATTGGTTTGACACACACTAAACTTGTGTGTTATAATATATAGTATACCACCAACAAAAGGAGAATGGTATGGAACAAACACAACGTGTAAAGATTAAAGCTGACGTAATGTGGGCTTACTTGGATCGTCAGAACGAGATGTCTGGCAAGTATCAGGTGGATCTTTGCAACCTGTCAGATGCGGCAGTGAATGCTCTGGAAGAGATGGGCCTCACTGTACGTCAGAAGGACGACAAGGGATACTTCATCACTTGTAAGTCTAACAACCCAATCAAAGCATTCGACAAGAATGGCGACATCATTGACGGTATTTCTATCGGCAATGGTAGTAAAGCTGAAGCCCTTGTCGGGTTTTATGAATGGCGTTATCAGAAGAAGGAAGGTGTCTCTCCTTCTTTGAAGAAGCTTGTGATCACAGAGATCCAAGCCTATGAGGATGCAGAGTCTGTGTCCGACATGGGCGACGACGAGGTACTGTAACATGAGCCATGCCCTTATAGATGCTGACATCCTGGTTTATCGCATTGGCTTTGCCACGAACGATGACTCAGAAACTATTGCATTACGGAAGATGGCAGGATTCTTGGAAGACATCCTGATGATCGAGCTACCTGAAACTCAGACGTGGGAATTGTTTCTCACAGGTAAGAATAATTTCAGGAAGCAGGTGGCTGTCACTGCACCTTATAAGGGCAATCGCAAGTCAGAAAAGCCTAAGCACTACGGATTGTTACGTGACTACCTTCAGTATTCTTGGTCTGCACATATTACAGACGGGATCGAGGCAGATGACATGCTAGCAATCCGTGCTCAGGAACTTGGAGACGATAGTGTAATGGTGACACTCGACAAGGACTTGGATCAAGTGGTTGGGTGGCACTACAACTTTGTTAAGAAGATCAAGTATTACATCACAAAGGATGAAGGACTGCTTAACTTTTACAAGCAGTTCTTGGTTGGTGATCGTACTGATAACATCATCGGTGCTCAAGGTATTGGTGATAAGAAGAGTCACAAACTGTTAGAGGGAAAGACAGAACCAGAGATGTGGAAGACAGTGGTAGAACACTTGGGGGAAGAACGAGCCATCGAGAATGGACACCTCTTGTACATGCTACGCACTCCGACAGATCGTTTCACCCCGCCAGTATGACACGGGGAGTCAAGAACAAAGCAGGAAACACATGGACATCGGCACGATACTTTGGTTTCATTCGTTCGGCATTACGCAGAGCATGGACTAGGTATCCTGTCAGGTATCAGGTGATGGACGAGGCTAGAAAGCCATACACAGGTAAAGATAAACGCACCAAGTGGGTGTATCAATGCAAAGAATGCAAACAATTATTCAAGTCAACTGAGGTACAGGTAGATCACATCAAACCTGCCGGTACTCTCAAAGACTACAAAGACCTACCTTCTTTTGTGAAGACGTTGTTCTGTGAAGCAGACAACTTACAAGTGTTATGTAAGGAATGTCACAAGAAGAAGACAATAGAGGAGAGAAAATGAGCAGACGATTTGATGATCTGATGGAGTACCAACACGGTGGTGATCACTACACAAGCAAAGACATACAACCCTGGGAAGCAATGTCCGCATGGATGACTGAAGAGCAGGTCAAAGGTTTTATGTTGGGTAATGTAATCAAATACATAGCACGGTTTCAAGACAAGGGTGGCAAGATTGATTTAGAGAAGGCCAAACATTATCTTGACAAGTGCATTGAACTCTGGTAGAATAGTAGGTTTTCCGTGCTCACACATGAAGAAATAAAAGAAAAGCTTAAACAACTCGATGAGATTACTTTAATGGAAACACTAGAGATATCATCTGAAGATATAGTGAACAGATTCGTAGACCGGATTGAAGAAAAACAAGACACACTGGAGAATGAATTAGATGACTCAACACCTTGGGATAACGATTGATTATGAAAGAGACTCTCGCCTCAGTGACCAAGCTATTAAACTCATGCAGGACTACTACATGCTTGACCATGAGCAGTCTCCTCAAGAAGCTTTTGCGAGGGCCGCAGTTGCTTACTGCTATGATGACCTCGATCTTGCTCAAAGGATTTACGACTATGCTAGTAAAGGTTGGTTTATGTTTGCGTCACCTGTGTTGTCGAACGCACCTGAACATGGCAGAAACAATCGGGGCTTGCCTATTAGTTGTTTCCTTACTTACGTGGGCGACAATCTTGATAGCCTTATTGAACATAATGGTGAAGTAGCATGGCTTTCCGTAAAGGGCGGCGGTGTGGGTGGGCATTGGTCAGACGTGAGGGGGATCAGCGACAAAGCACCAGGCCCGATCCCATTCATGAAAGTAGTGGACGCACAGATGACAGCCTACAAACAAGGGAAGACACGGAAAGGGTCTTACGCCGCGTACTTAGACGTAAGCCATCCTGATATCGAGGAATTTATTTCCTTCAAAGTGGCGACAGGTGGAGACATCAATCGCAAGTGTTTTAATTTATTCAATGCTGTGAATATCACAGATGATTTTATGGAGAAAGTAATCAATGATGGAGACTTCAATCTTACAGACCCGCACACAGGAATTGTCAGAGATACAGTCAAAGCTCGTAAACTTTGGCAACGAATCCTTGAAGCTAGGTTCCGAACTGGTAGCCCTTACCTTAACTTTATCGACACAGCCAGACGAGCTTTACCAGAAGCTCAAAGACGGCTTGGACTCAGCATTAATGGGAGCAACCTCTGCAACGAAATCCATCTCGCAACAAGTGAAGAACGCACAGCAGTCTGTTGCCTCTCCTCCGTTAACCTCGAATACTACGATGAATGGAAATCAAGCGGCATGGTTGCAGATCTGGTCAGATTCTTGGACAACGTCCTTCAATTCTTTATTGACAACGCACCAGAAGAACTTGGAAAAGCTGTTTACTCAGCATACAGAGAACGTTCAATCGGTCTTGGAGCAATGGGCTTCCACGGATACCTCCAAAGCAAAGACATAGCGTGGGAGAGTTGGCAGGCGGCGAGTGAAAACTATGCAATCTTCAAAGACATCAAAGCCCAGTCTGTTGAGGCCACATACTCACTCGCTGTGGAGCGTGGCGAATGTCCTGATGGAGTGGGTTATGGTGTTAGAAATATGCATCTGTTGGCTGTTGCTCCTAACGCTAATTCTAGTATCCTATGTGGGTGTTCTGCTAGCATTGAA